ACTGGATGCGACAGCTACGCAAGTTGGCATCCTGCGTTTAAAGAGCTGAGTCCAATGGTTGAGACCAAAGACCTAGTGGATCAAATGCTGGCACTAACCCCTAACAAACATTGGGTGCAGGATAACGGCAACGATGTGCATCTTGTTATTACAGGTGGCGAACCATTGCTAGGCTGGCAACGTGCATACACAGAACTACTAAGTCATGAGCGTATGGGAGACTTGCGTAACATTACATTCGAAACAAATGGTACACAAACTCTGCAAGGTAGGTTCATTGACTACTTGCTTGAATGGGGCGACATTGCTGGTAATCAAGTTACATTTAGTGTTAGTCCTAAACTAAGTGCAAGTGGCGAAGTATGGGATGAAGCTATTCGTCCGGAGATTGTACGCATGTACCAAGACTACGGCTTTACTTACTTGAAGTTTGTTGTGGAAACAGAACAACACTTTGAAGAAGTTGATAAGGCTGTTGCGCAATATCGTGCAGTTGGATTCAATGGTCCAGTGTTTGTAATGCCACAAGGTGGTGTTGTTACTCCTTATGCACAGAACCGTGTTCGAGTTGCAGACTGGGCACTAAGCAAAGGTTACAACTACAGTCCACGTCTACACGTTGACTTGTGGGGAAATGGATGGGGCAAATAATGAAATTACACGCACAAATTACAAAATGGATCAAGGACTATGCCAAGAAGGCAAAGGTCACTACACTGGTTGTTGGTATCTCCGGCGGCATCGATAGCTCAGTTGTTAGCACTTTATGTGCTAAGACCGGTCTGAAAACTATTGTTGTGCAAATGCCAATTCGTCAGAATAAAAAGCTAGACAAACGTAGCTCATTGCATGCAACATGGTTAATGAATCGTTTTGATAATGTTACGCACATGAGCATGGATTTAACTCCGGTGTTTTCTGCATTCGAAAAGAAAGTAGATCCTTTCTGCGAGATCGAAGATGACACATATGATACATACAAACTAGCATCGGCAAACTCACGTGCTCGTTTACGTATGATGACGCTGTATCAAATTGCACAATGCCATAACGGTATTGTTGTGGGCACTGGCAACAAAGTAGAAGACTTTGGTGTTGGCTTCTTTACCAAGTACGGCGACGGTGGCGTAGATATCAGCCCAATTGGCGACTGCTTGAAAACTGAAGTGTGGGGTATAGCTCGAGAATTGGGCATCGAGCAAGAGATCATCGACGCACCACCAACAGATGGGTTATGGGATGACGACCGCACAGACGAATCACAGTTAGGTATGACTTACCCAGAACTAGAACATGCAATGGCACTAGATCAAGCTGACAACTGCGTGTGGGATCCACTGGCATTGACCAAGACAGAAAAATCACAACTCAAGAAGTATCGAGAGATTCGTGCCAAAAACATGCACAAGATGAATCCAATTCCTGTGTTTAAAAGATAAGAGCGTACAGTGTCCAACGTATCAAAGGGTCGAGAAAGTTTTGACATAACAACCGGTAATACGTTGGTTGCGTTTTTCAACAGAAATGTTTCGCCGTATCCTACTGAAGCAGGAAGTGTTAAATTTGATCTAGTTCCTGTAGAGCAGCAAAAAGATATCATGATCAATGTTGCTCGTATGCATGCCGAGCAAGAATACAATCGTATTATGGATCTAGTCGCTGTGTTACAAAAACAAGCAGACGACATCAAGCATAGATTAAACGTAACTGATATGGTGCATGCTGCCAAGTACGATTTTCAAATTGCACACGGTAATGTTTATTGGTTAGTATACGATCATCGAAAAAATGTAACTAGGTTAAGTATCTTAGGGCCAACAGATTGGTCCACGGGTATACCTGATGGTTATGAATATGTGACTAGGGTCAAGTGGCTCGGTGACTATACCTGGCAAGAAATTAAGGAGAATGACGATGGGACTATTTGATAGATTCAAAAAAAAGAAGCCAGAGGCTAAGGTAATAGATTTACCGCGACCTAAAAAGAAAACAGACAAAGAATTAGCTGACGAACACGGAGAGCCTTACGTAAACATTGTTAGTATGGAAATTGATCCCGACAATTTACACCAAGGTGCGTTTGAGTTGGACTGGAATGATAAGTTTGTTAGCAATTTAGTTCGTGCCGGTTATCAAATGAAAGCAGACGACACCGATGCAGATATCGTGGATCGCTGGTTCCAGAATGTATGCAGACACGTTGTTATGGAAACCTGGGAACAAGAAGAAGCCATGCGCAACTCGGGCATTTATGTTCGCACAACAGACTTAGGCAACGGACGCAAAGAAGTTAGCTAATGACTCTTGTTACCATTAATGGCATTATGCAAGTCCCCGGCGTGGATTATCACGCTACGCAGAACGCTATTAGCTTTTCAACACCGCCGTCTGCCGGGTCTACAATAAGCATACAAGGCAGAAATGGCACACTAGCAAATATCTACGCTGATGGGTTTACATTCTTGTATCAGTTTATGAACGATTTAGATCACAATACAACTTCGATGTTAGAGGAAGCATTTAAACTTCGCCATGTGCCGGCAGTAGCAGATATGTTAGGACGCCTTGAAGTTGTTGTAAAATTAGCAAAACAAGATGATCGAAATAGAGTTTGAATTTAGTATGCAACGGATCGCTCAAGAATGCGAAAAGCACATTGGGCCACGCAAGTTCTATCTTCACAATCGCATTGGCGGTGAAGGCTGGGACGTTCGAGCCGGAAGTAGGTATCGTATGTTTACAATAGCAAGATTTGATGATCCCAAGATGGCCACCTACTTAATGTTAAAAATAAAATGACAATACTATACGTTAACGGCGACAGTCACACCGCAGCAGCAGAAGCCATGAACAATCATGCGTTTGCTATGGACGACGGTGATCTATTTTATCTTGGGCGTAGACCGCATCCTGCCAACTTAGCAGTTAGTTGGGGCAAAGTATTAAGCACGCCATTGAAAACAAGTTTTCATTGCGGCGCAGAAAGTGCAAGTTCTAATCAACGTATTTTAAGAACAACAAAGGAATGGTTAGCACAGCCGCGTAATCAGGATGCGTTAGTAATCATTCAATGGAGCACCTGGGAACGCGAAGAATGGCAAGATGAAGATGGCACTTATTTCCAGGTTAATGCATCCGGGATAGACGATGTTCCTGAGAACATGAAGCTACAATACCAAAACTTTGTAATCAGTGTAGACTGGCATGTTTGCACTCAAATGTGGCATGAACGTATCTGGAAGTTCCATCTTGAGTTAGAAGATCAAGGAATCCCGCACGTTTTCTTTAACGGTAACAACGACTTTAGCACCATCTCAGATCAATATGATTGGGGCACAAGTTACATTGATCCTTACAGCAGTACAGGAACGTACACTTCTGTATTGCAACAAAATGGGTTTCAAACTGTAGCACCCGATTCTTGGCATTTTGGCAAAGACGCTCATTGCTTTTGGGCAAATTATATGCTACAATACATTGTTCGTAACCAGATAATCTAAGGCTTTTAATGAAATATGTGCTAATTGACACATCCAATATGTTTTTTCGTGCCCGCCATTCGGCGCACCGTGCTAGTGATACTTGGACTAAATTAGGGTTCTCATTGCAAGTTACAATGATGAGCGCAAACAAAGTAGCTCGAAAGTTTGGCGCAGATCACATGGTTTTCGCACTGGAAGGCCGAAGCTGGCGCAAAGACGCATACAAGCCTTACAAAGCCAATCGCACAGTAGCACGCCAAGCAATGACAGAAACAGAAGCAGAAGAAGATACCCTGTTTTGGCAAACGTATGACGAGATGACTAAATACTTGTCTACAAAAACCAACTGTAGCGTTATCCGCTGTGCAACAGCAGAAGCAGATGACATCATTGCACGTTGGATTGCTTTACACCCCCAAGACGAACATGTTATTGTAAGTTCAGATTCTGATTTTGTGCAATTGGTTGCACCAAACGTCAGTCTCTATAATGGTATTACCGATCACTTGTTTACTGTCAACGGGGTAGAAGATGACAAGGGTCGTTCGTTGAAGTTTACAGTTAAGAGTGATAGCAAGATTAAAGTTGAAAAACATGATCCCAACTTTGTGGCTCCCGCAGATTGGCACAAATGGGCATTGTTCCTGAAATGTATCCGAGGTGATACTGGCGATAATGTATTTTCTGCTTATCCTGGTGCTCCTATCAAAGGTAGCAAAAATCGAGTAGGTCTTACAGAAGCGTTCGAAGATCGTGACAAGAAAGGATATTCTTGGAACAATCTCATGTTGCAACGCTGGACCGACCATAACGAAGAAGAGCACAAAGTTCTCAACGACTACGAACGCAATCGAACACTGATCGATTTAACAGCTCAACCCGACGACATCAAAGCAACTGTAGATGAAGCAATCTTAGAGCAAATTAGCCACAAAGATGTTGGCCAAGTAGGCATGCACTTTCTCAAGTTTTGTGGAAAATTTGAACTTAACAAGTTAAGTGAGTTTGCTGATCCAATTAGTCGTTGGATGAATGAAACATACAAAGGAGTATTAAATGATCGTAGCCAAACCAGTAATTGATAAACAGTTTTGGATTCTACAACAAGACGATAAAAAAATAGGCAATGTAGAAGCGTGTCAAAGTGGCGGGTTTCAAGTTCGTTTAAACGATACTATTCAACAATACAAATCTATCAAGATGGTTACTCAACTACATAATATTGTATTTGAGCAGCCGCCAAAACCAAAGAAGAAAACTGCGGTAGGCGATGTCCACGGTTACGAGACTGCTGGTAGAATTTATAACCCAATCTGGGATGTTAAACATCGATTGCCGTTGTTTACAAAAACTAACAAATCTAAATCATGGTTTGCCGCTGGGTGGTATACTATTCAACGAGGTAAGAATTGGAAAACAATTCAAAACCCAAAGTTGATTGCATTACAGCGTTACAAATACCATGGACCATTTCATACAAAGGAAGAAGCAAATGACCAATCCGTTTAAGGATCAACAAAAATTTATGCAGGCCTGCGGACAATCCACAGCAGGCGAAAATGTAGAGCAATACAAACTCTACTTCAATTTGATTGAAGAAGAAGTCCAAGAGTTAAAAGATTCCGTCACTATGGAAGACGATCTTGATGCACTAATTGACATTCTAGTTGTTACTATTGGTGCTATCCACTCCATGGGTGCAGATGCCGAAGGCGCATGGAAAGAAGTCATGCGTACTAACTTTGCCAAGATTGACAAAGAAACTGGCAAAGTGCGTAAGCGTGAAGATGGTAAAGTAATGAAGCCACTGGGTTGGGAACCACCTAACCTCAAGCCATACCTTATTAAAGGATACGACAAAGATTCAACTGGTCGTATTGAATTGTGATTCATTTACAAAAGTTTATCGATCGTGTACAAGGCACGGAAGCTCGTGGTCTAAGAGACATGAGCATTCCGTTGTCTGATGCCAAGGCAATGTCAGCTGAGATCACAAGAATTTTATTAGAGTTACAAAGTTACAGAGAGCAAATGGCTACTCGATCAACTAACGAAGTAATACAAGTTTCAATGGACGGCGGAACATTTAAATAAACTACGCCGTTTTCTTGTATAAATATTGCCATGAGCAGACCGAAACCAAAAGTTCTTGTTGAACTAACAGATAAAGCAACGTACAAATCCGAGCAAGTTCTTGCCAGCGAGGGAGTATGGGCAGTGTTCTACGATAACAAGCCAATCAATCTTAAAACTTCTAATCTTTTGGTGCAATATCCAGGGCCGAAGTACAAGAAAGTATCATTCTCTAATCCAGGGCATGCTGTTAACTTGGCTAAGAAGTTGAATACTCAATTCAAAACAGACAAGTTCACTGTGGTGTTATTAACACAAGGTGAACAAATCTATCCAGGTGCGCGATAAAGTAGAGCTCACCCGACAACTGGTGGAGAAACTGCCGCCAGGTAGTTGGACTGCGGACCAGGCCAGGATCACCTGGTGGTACAACTTTAGAGAAGGCGGTGGAATGCGTTTGACCAAGCAAGGGTTTGATGCATTTGTAGATGAGTTGGGCATAGAGCACTATGAGTTTGCTATTCCGCCCACTGCCAAGTTTACACATGGCACCATCTTGGCTCTGGACAAACGGTTACAGTCTCCTTACTATATAGGAAGAGACAAAGGCAGATTTGTTAAACTTGTGTTCTTTGGCAGCAAAGAAGCTGTTTTGGTTAACCTGTATGGCGATATTGCCAAGTTCTTAGATAACTACAATTGACTTTTTATTAAGTTAGTTGTATAATATAATTTTGCGCCTATAGTTCAGTTGGTTAGAACAGTCGACTCATAATCGATTGGTCACAGGTTCGAGTCCTGTTGGGCGCACCATTTAACTTTTGTAGCTATATGAACTCAAGTCCCACCAAAGGCACATTTCACAGCAAGTGTCGCATTGACGATGTAATAGCAGAAGGGCGCGATCCCAACACCGACGAAGAAGTTCAACAAACTATCGAGCGGGAGCGTATGTGGAGTGATATGGTTAAGAAAAAAGAAGCCGAGCCCGAGTGGCAACAGAACAATTTGGAATACGATCTTCGTAGCACTGAGTGGATCTGCGACAAAGCCAAGGCTCGCGAAAGCTATGCACAAAATATCTATGCCGCCTTGTGTAATCAATCGTGGCAAAAGAATGATGTGTGGCCGCTGTTGAAAGGCCAAACTTATTCTTGCTCTTGGCGTTATGCCGGGGGCATTGTTGCTGACATGGTAGAGTCTGGGGACTACATTGATTGGTACTGCTCGGGAATTAAAGGCGAGCTTACTGAACAGCAGATAGCATCGGCTCTAGAGCAAGGCATGGACATTGTCAAGTATGTTGGCGAGGGTTATGTTACAGAAGAAGTCCAAGAGGATTTTTTTAAATTAGGATGGGTTCCTGTAGACCAGGATAAGTAAAAGTTATTGCTGTATGAAACAGATAAAAATGGATTCAAGACGTGGGTTCGACTCCCACCACCTCCACCTAAGTGTATAAGGTATATTTAGGTGGGGGTGACCAGGCTATCGATTGGGTCAGGAGTATTGAAGTGGACAGCTCGGCAAAGCAGAAGCCGTAGGGTTGGGGGAACTCGGCCGTAGACGCAAAAAACGTAAATGCAAACGCAAATACAAAAGGTGAAGTAGCTATCAACGCTCGCGGTGTAAAAATCGCTCGTCGTGCTGCTGTATTGGCTTAATAACCCATGCACCCGGGGTAGGACTTACCTTGTAACCTAAACAACCATGCCCGTTTCGGCGGGCATTCTTTTTTACCTTTTGTGTCAACGTAAGTAACTTGCAAGGCGTTGTATATAGTAGCCAAGGAGGCTATTATGATTTACACGCAATGTTCAGGCAATGATAAACCGGGTAAGAATGAAAAACCAATGTTTTTAAAAACATGGATGATCGCAAAAGATTGTCCACACTGTGATCGCAAGAGAATCAGTGTTTGCAATGATCCCAACTGTTCTAGACGAAAATCATAACATAATCAAACTAATTTTGCCAAAAGGCTAAATAAAACGTCAACACTAGGTTGACAAGGTATAAATAAAAACATATAATACTAACATGAACAACATACATTATTATTCGTTATCACTCCAGTCACAGGCTAAAGGCTTGGGCACATGCCCCGCCGTATGGTTTGCGCTAGGAATGAATAGTAATGATCGCACACCAGAGATTAGCTTAGGGTCCGAAGGAGCAGGTTACGCTTAACAGCAAGTAACTTACAAACTGAAGGACCCTAGGATTAAAACCCTAGGGTTTTTTGTTTTGTAACACTAAAGTAGGAATTGACAATTAATGACAGATACAGTACAATTGGTACCAAACGATAAGAAGGATTGGTTGAAGACGCATACTTTAACTTCTGAGCAAAGACAAAAGCTCATTACTCAGAAGTTAGAACGTGCAACAGTACAGTTCAAGGCTCGACGCAAGACTCCGGTCCTAGGTTGAGCAACAGTGGTTAGGCAACGCGAGCCGTAGAGTCACTTTAAAAATCTAGAATGAGGGCGGCCTGGGGGATGAGAAGCACCTTTTGTGGTGTGTGAAAAAACCCAGCGTATTAAAGAGCATAGACATCTGTGCTTTTTAATACACGCATTGGAAACAGTGCGTAAAAATTTGTTCGGGAATGGTGTAGAGGTAACACAACAGACTTTGACTCTGTCGTCCTAGGTTCGATCCCTAGTTCCCGTGCCAACAATTTATGGGCTGTTAGTGATAATGGTAGCACA